AAGAATTGACCCATATTTGGGCAAATGATCCAGATTCTAGCATCGCTAAAAGTGCCAACAACATGCGCTGCCACAATGGCAAGTTATATTCTTATAACACTGTGATTGCTCAGATCGTAACCAATCACAAAGGCCTAGACACTTTTCAGGCTGGCGTTGAAACTGTTGTTTTTAATACAGGAAGTTTTAGCAATACCACGTCAAAACAACAAGGGCTTGCTCATGGCGCTGCGCGCCATTATGACGCCATTTATATAAACCTTCCAAAATGGGGGCTTGATAGCCTTGTTTTTGCACAAGATGCCTTTGACCATTTCATTAAAGAAGCAAGCGAAAAAGAAGCCGCTGCATTATTAGTTAAGGCCTCCCGCTCCCGCTTGCATGCTTCCCGTTATTACGCGCAAGCTGTAGACATATTTGAGAACCTCGCAAAATATGCAGCATTTTTTAAACTAGCTTACACTTCCCCTGATCTTTCAGCAATTCAAGCGCAAGCTGTAGAAGCTGACAAAAAGCAAAAAGAATTAGAAAAGATTAAACGCGCTGAAAGAATCATAGAGCAAGCGGAAGCGCTCGAGCAATGGCGCGCGGGTCATGATGTACGTAATAATTTTGAATTAACAGCGCTGCGCATTAAGAATGACGAAATAGAAACCACACGCGGCGCTCGCATTCCCTTAGATCATGCTATCAAGTTTTGGGGTTTAATTAAGTCATGGCATGACAAAGGCGTGTCATATGTAAAAGATCATCATTCAATAAACTTAGGTCACTATACTGTCAATAAGTTTGACGGCCAAACGCTGACTGTTGGATGTCACTTAATACCATTTAGCGAGATTGAAGGCATCGCTAATCAATTGCAATTATCATAAGGGAATAATTATGACTAACTTATTAAAGAACTTTGTTTTTTTAGTGTTTGGCTTCATAAGTTTTTATTGTTGGCTCTTACTATTACTCATGTTCTAAAGTTATCTCTAAGGGCGTTTAAATAGCGCTCTTAGGGGCTAATTTTGGCCGAAACCATAAAAGGTACATAAAATGATAGCAATTAATAGCATTAATGAATTAAAAAAACACGTTGATGACAGCCCTTATAATGAATTTTGTTTGAAGCTTAATTATGGACTTAGATCTACTAAAAGAATCCAATATTGGCCTGAACATGATTCATGGTGTATTTTTAATGATAGTGATGACAGCATGGCCGAATATAATTCAACGGATGATTTTATAAAGAATGAATTTTTGATTTATAAAGCCATAAATAGCAATGCATTTTTTAAAGATTAATTAAACCATGAAAGGTTAATAAAATGAAAGAATCTAAGGACATCGAGAAGGCTAAAAGCCTTTTAATAAAACACGCTAAAACAAAAGGCGTTTATGAGAATTTTGGACAGCGTGAAGTAATAAAGCTTAAAGATAAATACGGAAATACACCACAAGTAAGCGCTTTTTTTGATTGGTGTATTAATTACACAGTTTATTAAACCATGAAAGGTTAATCAAATGTTTATTCAAACACATGTACAGATCGAATTATTAACTAGAACCCTAGCGCTTGCAATTACAGCTCCAACCAATGAAAAGGCCAATGAATGCATTGAAATAGCTGCTTCATTTATGCGAGGCCTTCCCGCTCAAACTGTAGAACGCTGCAAAACAGAAGCGTCAAAAATGGCGGGTTTAATTTAGAATTATCTTTAGGCGTCTTGCTGCACAGGGCGCCTAATGGCTAATTTTGGCCTAAACCTTAAAAGGTAAATCAAATGACTATATCAAATAAAAATGATGTAATTGATTCAAGAGATGTAATTGAAAGAATTGAAGAATTAGCAAGCACTCAAATTCAAGTCTTTAATGAGCAACAATCAATTGAAGGTGATGATGATATGTGCATCGAGGAAGATGACTATAACAGCAATCATTTTAGGAATTGGCTTAAAGAAGGTGAAGGAATTGACATTGATCGAGACGAATTAATATTGCTTTTAGAATTACAAGATCAATGCGAAGAATTATCAGATTGGGAGCATGGTGAAACACTTGTCCATGCTGATTATTGGGTCGATTATGTTTATGACCTACTCAGAGAGTGTGGAGACTTACCCAAAGAGATTCCACATTATATTGAAATAGATTGGGAAGCTACCGCAAATAACATCGAGCAAGATTACATGCGCGTTGATTTTGGCGGTGAGGAATATCTCATTCGCAATTGTTAATTAAACCATGAAAGGTAAATTATGAAATATCCTTATGCATTCGCATGCGTGTGCGTTGAACTGTCATCTAAAATACCCGATGTTTCAACAAAGTATTCTAGGGCTGATTACGTAAACGCAATATTACAACTTGCTGAATCCGCAATGACTGAATTAAAAATCACTGATGAAACCACTGACCTAGATGAATTGCTAACAGATTGGTGTGCCAAAAATGATTTTGAATATCTATTCCACTAAACCATGAAAGGTAAATTATGAAATTTATCGCTTATTATCGCGTGTCTACTGAAAAGCAAGGCAAGTCAGGCTTAGGCCTTGAGGCGCAGCAAATGATCTGTTATGAGTATGCAAGGCGGGTTAATGCTGAAATCATAGCTGAATTTACAGATGTTGAAAGCGGCTCTGATAATGATAGACCCGAGCTGCACAAGGCGCTAGAAATGTTAAATACTGACAAAGAAATAAGATTGTTAGTAGCGAAACAATGCAGATTAACGCGTTCAGTCGCTTTAATGTCGAGCCTCTTAGAAAAGAAAGTCCCATTAACCATAGCTGAGACACCCGAAGCTAGTATATTTGAATTACATATTCGAGCTGTACTGAACGAGGAAACTCGTAGGCAAATCAGCATCAACACTCGCAATGCACTCATGGCTGCAAAGGCTAGAGGTGTAAGGCTTGGCGCACCAGCACATATTTTAAAAGAAGCAGCCTATGAAGGTGGTAGGGCGCAATCTAAAATCAAAACAGCATACGCATTAAAAATCAAACCCATGTTTGACTTGGCCATGGAAAATTGTGGCAAAAGATCATGTCGAAATATTGCACAAAAGCTCAACGAACTAGGCGTAAAAACATACTCGGGCAATCCTTGGAGAGCGCCAAATGTATCTTATTATTTAAACCATATCAAAGACAAGGAGACAAAAAGATGGTAGGAAAAGTCACGCCTAATGACATGATGTCATGCTCAAGGCTCCCAGCACTATTGGGATTTAGCAAGTTTAGAACGCCAAACGATGAACTTAAATACACAATGAATGCAATTAATAACATTGAGAATGAGTTTGTTGAACAGGAACCTATGATATGGGGCAACTTAACCGAGAAATTAATCTTAGCAGAGGCATGCAAGCGTCTAGGCGTTGAGATTGATGTACTCGATCATGAGAAGCCTTATTTTCATGCTGACATACCACTAGCCACAAGCCTTGATGGCACAGCACTTGGCAATGATACTGTCATATATACGGATATCTCGAAAGGGATCTACGTTATGGGACAGGATTCAATTAAGCTAGACAGCTTTGGTATTTTAGAAGCAAAGCTCACTGCACAGGAAGCGGAAGAAAATCCAGCCTTGTATCGCGGAGTTATTCAACTGCAAGGACAGATAGATATTATGAAAGCTAACTGGGGCGCACTTTGCGTATTGTATAAGGGAACTCAGTTACGCATCTTCTTATATGCCCGCAATGAAGATCAGATTAACATGATTCATAATGCTGTTACTGATTTCCAAGAGCGAGTGGACAAGTACAAAGCCAATGATGAGATTGAATGGTATCCGTTAAGTGATTCATTCGAGGCAGCAAGGGTATTTGATCGTGCTGAGAAGGCCGAAGTAGATATTCCCGAAGTAGAGATCCAAGCTGAAAAAATAATCGTTCTTAGGGACAAAATTGCAGAAGCTGAGGATGAGATTGATCGGCTTCAACGTAACATCATGGAACAGATGAGAGATTATGAGGTATGTAAAGCTGGACGTTACAAAATCTCATGGCCTATGCGTTCTTATAAAGCACAGCCAGCAAAAACTGTGCCAGCTAAGGAAGCGTACGTCATTCGTCAGTCTAAACTTTCAATTAAGGATCGTATATGATTAAGAGATTAACTCATTTTCAGATCCGTAAAAAATGGCGCATTAAGTTACACGCTAAGAGATGCCACGATCAGGATCAGTCAGGCGCTAGGTATAGCAGAGATGCATCCGTACTTAACCGAGCCATGGATATGTATAAGATTGATGGTAGGAGAGCAGCATGGTAGACAATGATCAAGATCGTTTTGAAGTAGAAGTTATGAGTCAATTACAACAACAGGAGAAAAGTATGAAAACTATATCAGCAGCATTTATTAAAGCACAGAAGGAGTTTGCCCCAGCAATTAAGACAGCGACTAATCCACACTTTCGCAGTAAGTATGTGAACTTGGAAGGTTGTATAGAAGCAGTCATTGATGCACTACATAACAATGGCATTGGTCTTATACAAAAGACACATGATTGTGATGATGGTGTTAAGGTAGAGACTGTATTTATTCATGAGTCAGGTGAGACTTTAAGTGGTGGCATCTTACACATACCAGCATCTAAGATAGATCCGCATGGTGTCATGGCATCACTTACTTATTGTCGCAGAGGAAGTCTAATGGCAGCCTGTGGTATTGCACCAGAGGATGATGATGGCAATTTAGCTACAGAAAGGTCTGGCAGTGTTGCAAAAAAGCCACAAACTAACCCCTATTTGTTCTATATTCCAGGGAAAGATGCCATTGTATGCCCTGATTTATTGACATGGGAGAGTAATTTTGATCAAATAAGTGAACAGTTACTAACTACATCACTATCAACTGACGATAAAATATCTAAACTCAAAGCACTAATGGAAGCTAACAGGCCAACATTAGACCGCATGTCCCCTGAAACAAGAGTGAAATACGTAGGCAAACAAGCTACACGTATGAACAAAGCTAAAGGAGCTTAACATGAAACCCGTACTAACAAACTTCAATGCATTTGACTATCGCTTTCCGCGATCATACAAAGAAGCCACAGGAAATGATTATGAATCTAATATCATATCCTCCAAAGAGAAAAGGCAACGCATATGGACAGCCACTAAGGTGTCTATAGGCATTGCCGTCCCTTTGTTTGCTTGGCTTACTTATTCATTACATACATTGTAACTTCAAAGCCGAAGCGCATTTCAGTAGCTGCTGGTTTTGTCCACATAGTGTTCTCCTTTCAAGAGATACTATAATCGTACGATAAAGCGTACGCATCAAGAAAACCATGAAAGCTACCTAAACAAAGGAGACTTTATGTTAGATGTCGCAGCAATAATGTGTATGAGTTTGACTATGTACCATGAGGCTAGGGGAGAACCATTCCCTGGCCAAGTGGCTGTGGGATACGTATTGTATCGTAGGTCAGAGTTTGACCCTAAGAACGTATGTCGAGAAACTTATAGGCCATATCAATTTGAGTGGACTAAAAAGAAACTAGCAACTCCTACCTATTCACAATTACAGCCTTATGTGATATTGTCCAAAAAGATTATGAGTAATCAGTTAAAAGATCCAAGTCGTGGAGCTACTCATTTTCACAATGTATCATTAAGCAATCAATGGAATATGAAACCAAGGACTGTTATTAATAACCATGTATTTTATTGACAAGGGATATTATGGATGATGATGACTTAGAAATTGAGAATAAACAAAAGTCTAACAAGAAGTTAAAGTTTAAGAAAAGAATATACGAAGATGCTATGGATGATGACCAGTTACTTGATCACTTTAAGAATGATCATGGTATTGGTGATCATTATAGCGAGTAAGTCATTGATTGGTATACAGAACGCACACAATCGCTCTGTAACGCACGATCTATAAGTAGGTGATACCTTAGCCTACCTAGTTTTAGTGTAATTTCCTGGGAGGTGGTGAAATATAGAGCATCTGCATATATTCTGCATTGATCTCTATGAAATCATCCTCTTTTTCATTGAAAAAAATTCTTATCACTGACAAAGGATGTTCTTCAATGATTTCAATATCCCAAATCTTACGGCCAATAAGTTTGTCTAGGATTTCTAATTGTTCTGAGGTAGGGTTTTCCACTAAACAATTTTACCATTCCATTTACCATTTGTGTTAAGTACCATTGGCATAAGTTTAGGCTGTCCATCTAGTATCATTCCACATCCAACAATGAATCGAGTCTTGAAGTTCTTAGCATAGTTAAATGCCATAGACTTTTGATTGATTAAAGATCCTACTTGCATACCCCAAACTAACGCATCGGGATTGCTATAGTAACCGATACTAAACTTGGTATGGTAGTGGCCTTGAACTGAGTTCATACCATACTGCATAGCTACCTTTAATACGTCCGCAGATAGTCCATGTGTAAAGAAGCATCTTGATCCATCGGATAGGTTGATAGTAATATCTTCTTCCCATTGCCAGCCTGTGCCAACACCTAAGAAGTCATTGTAATGTTTAAGGTAGCCTTTAGGAACGCCATGCTTTAATGCACGTCTGTATAACATAGATGAGTGATTGCTATGCACAATCTGCATCTTAGGGAATATCTTTTCTAGTGTTTGAATATATGCAATAGACGCTGCCAACTCATGGCCAGCAGAGAATAGATCAGGATCGGAATCATGCATAGACATAGCATGCATATCCAATTCATCCCCAATATTGATAACAAGATCGGGTTTGTATTTCGTCTTGAGCGCTTTAAGAAAGTTGAATGCATCTGGGTGGTGGTAAGGTATATGAAGATCACTGATTACTAAAACAGACTTGTATGATTTGGTAGCCATAACGATCCCGTGTAGTTAGGTATCGTCAAGATATCATAGATTACTTGAACTGTCTAGAGCCTGTCTTATCTATGATAAGAGTTTGTTTACGAGGGATGTAACCTTCCTCACTAAACGCAATGTGAACCCAGTGATCGAACTCCAATATAAGTTGATCGTAAGCCACGTTGCTAGACGATAACCTTTTAACAATTTCTTTAGGTGTTCCGAATCCTGGGCAGACGAAATCTGCCGCCAGTC